ATTGACCGTATTATCGGTTGAGACATCATCATATATATAAATGTCATCACAAAAAGGAGAATAGAAATCAAGAAAATCTTGTATAATTGCTTCCTCATTTCTGATTCTAGTTATTAGGGCTACTTTCATTGTTTAATTTGTTTCGTAATTTATATACAACATCACGAAAAGACTCTTCAAAGTTTCTGTTGGGTTGCCAACCAAGATTTGCTAACTTTGAACCATCTAAAGCGTAACGAGTATCATGCCCTGCTCTTGAAGAGTGAAAATCTACTAGCTTATAAATAGGTTCTATTTGTAAGATTTCTCCTACCAATTTAACAAGATTTTCATTGTCCATTTCTATATCTCCAACAATATTATATCTATCTGGCAACATTGAATACGGATAAAGTGCAGGCAATTTGTTCATAATGAAAAGCACTGCTTCGCAAACACTATCGGCATGGATGTAGAAACGAGAGCCTGCTTTTTTAGCATCTGGGTAAGAATGCACCAATATTTCTTCTCCATTTACAATTCTTTTTACACAAAGAGGTATAAACTTTTCCCAGTCTTGGTGTTCACTAAATACATTCATTGTATTTGTGATTACTACTGGCACTCCATAAGTTCTCCAATAAGAAATTGCGATTGCTTCTTGGCAAGCCTTTGAAGCAGAGTACGGATTTGATGGCACTATTGGAGACCATTCAGCATGGTTCACACCCTCTGGTGCAACTCCATAAACTTCGTCAGTTGAGAATTGTAAGAAGAGTAAAGGTTTTACTTCTCTTGCAAATTCCAACATATTTATGGCTAAATTCACATTGTTTTTTACAAAGTCTACTGGGTCAACAATGCTTCTATCCACATGACTATCACTAGCGATGTTTAAAATGTAATCTACTTTCCCAATTTGTCTTTTAGTTCTTTCTGTAAAAGGTGCTGACAAATCATGAGTAATTATTTTCAAACAATGTCATGTACTGTATTTTCAAGTAAGTATTTCAACATGTGAGAGCCTATCATCCCTGATGCACCTGTAAGTAATATTTTCATATTATTTTAATGTTAAATTTCTTGCCCTAGAGATTCGATGTTGCTCGTGAGGTACAAGTGTATGATAATTTTCTGTTAATTCCTCGCCTGCCTTTATATCTCGCAAAGCCTTATGACCATCAGTATTGGCAAAGTTACTGTGATTCATGAAAGATTGTAGATGTTGCACTCCATTTGGATGAATGAAATGAAAGATTTTGTCTCTTTCCAAGAATACATTTTTGTCAGTTATAAGCTCTTGGATTTCTGGTAGAAGATTTTTAAAATCTTCCTCCGCTACTGCACAAATCATATATTCACAGGCATCAAATGTAGTTCCTTGTGGTATGTCTCTAATGGCAAAAACCCCAATTCCATGAATGGATGATGGGGCTAGTTTGCAATACACACTTTGATTAAGATGTTGCGTTGCTGTCATGTGTATCTACTTGCATTCTTTGAGAGACCTTTGTAACTACTTTTGCCTTTGGTTTTGCAGGTGGCATATCCATGTCCGCAAGTTGCAAATATTGAGAAACAATGAGTTTTACATCGTTGTTGTCTGCAATGTATTTTCGCATTTGCATTTTGTAATCAAACTTTTTAAAGAGTTCAACTAGTCCGTCTGCATCCAACTTTATTTTGTGTCTTCGCCCAGAGCAATTATTTTTTCTGAACTCCAAGATTGTTTCAGGTGTAACAAATCCATCTGCACCATTATAATCAAATATGATTACATTCTTGTTCATTGCCATTGCTTCATAGGCAGTTCTTCCAAGCCCTATTACTAGGTCTGCTTCTCTGAATGCTTGCAGAGATGGCATTGGCTCGTTCTTTCCATAGACTTTTAGATTTATGTTAAGTTTTTTACAAGCCTCTTTAATTACTTCTACACATCCGCCTTGATAGTTAGACATATAAACTACATTGCGAAGTGGTTGAGGAAAATGAGTGAATGCTCTGGTTGGGTAATAAACATCCAAGTCGATAGGATTACGGATTACAGTTGCATCGAATCCTTGTTTTTTTAGATTTTCTTGCACTTCTTCTGAAACTGCAACATAGAAGTCTGCACCCTCTACTGGCTGTTCTAGCTCTGGCAAGATTCCATGAGAAGTAAAGATTTTCTTTTTAATCTTCACACCCTCTAGGGCTGTAAGGCAAGTATTGTGATTTATAAGAGCAATATCATATTCAACTGATGGGTCAAATTGAGTATAAGCAGTGCCTATCACAGAATAGTTGTTATCGCCTGCAAAAAGATAGATGTCAAATCCTCTTTGTGCAAGTTCCTTTGCCATTGTTTGCACCCAAGTTTGAGTGCCACCCAATGAACCAAGAGTAAAGTTAGTTAGAAGTATTTTGGTTTTCATTTGTTTGTGCTTGTTCATCCATCTTCTTAGCTTCCTCTTGCATTTCCTCTGCGACCTTATTCAGAGATTTGCCACCTTGCATCTTCTCACGAAGAGCCTCACGGAAGTCTTCAACTTGGTCGATGTATTCCATGATTACTTTTCCTGTTTGGTTTCCATCCTTGTCTACCTCTGGGAAAGTTCTTGTAAGCATATCAAACTCTTCCATTACTGGTTTTACAAGTTCTTCTGCTACTGGAATAATCTTATCCTTTAGCTTTTGGATTTGAAGACCAATTTTATTTCTGGCTTCTTCCAAATCTTCAATTTGCTTTGTTAAATCACGACCCTCCATCACTAACTTGTCTTTCAAGTTAAGATTTTCAAGTAATTCAGCGTGTTCTACAACATGGTATTTTACGCTGGCTGGTACATTTTCTGGTTTCATAAAAGTTTTTTATAGGCATCTCGCCATAATGTATATTTATCTTTAATATTATAATTTTTAAGCACATAGTCTTTCGCTTTCCTGCCAAGTTCACGCCTTTTGTCTTTATCGGCTATCAACTCATCAATCGTGGCTTCCCACTGTTCAAGAGTATATACCAGTTTAAGAGCTTCTGCATCCTGTTGGTATGGGGATAAGCCATCTTCAAATCCTTGTGCAATTACAGGGATTTCACACATACTAGCTTCCAAGAATTTAACATTACTCTTGCAACGATTGAAATAATTGTCATCTCTGGGAATAAGCATCATGTCTAGTTTGAGATTATTAAGAGTGTCAAAGTAATCTTCCAACTCTACTGACGGTTGCCATTCAATATTCATTGTATTCCAAAAAGCAATTTCATGCTGAAAGAATTTACGAACTTCCTTGCCTGTGTCCTTTGGTGGCATTGCAAATACTACCAGTTGCACATCGTCTCTTCTGCCTAGTTTTCTTAGAATTGGAGTTAAGTATTTAGTGTCGTTGTTCATTGCCACTGAACCAACTAAACCAATTCTAACTTTTTCTCCATCATTTCTTTTAGGAATTTTAGCCCAGTCATCAGGGTCAACACAGTTAGGTAAAACTATTGTATTTGGATTGTGCGGTAAATATTCTTTAGCAAGAAAAGGCACTGTAACAGTTACCAAGTCTGCCATTTCTGCAAATTCCATAAGCCTCTTATCGATATTAACCATCTGTTCATCAATTTGACGTTCAAGCATATACGCCATCACTTTGGGTAATCCTCCGTTAGCTTTGTAAGTATCATCATTGTCCATGACGATTTTCTTGCCTGCCTCTTTTAAGAGTTTAGCGGCTTCAAAGTGTTCCTTTTGCATTGGTCTTTGGAAAACAACAATATCCGAAGCCATTGCACCTCGCAACATTTGCTCTTTGCTTTCTGGTCTCATTCTGATTGAGGTTTTTGCACCCCACCAACCGTTTTGAATAAGCGGTAACATGCATCGAACATAGAAACAACCATCGTAACCTCCTGCTATGTGGTAGACTCTCATGCTTATAGTTCTATTTTGAAGTCTTGAACCTTACCTTGTTCTCTAGCTTCTCTTATTCTTTTAATGCGTTCAAACTTTTCTTTGAGTCTATCTTGTGGAGTGGCAATACCTCCGCTTTTAATAACTCCTGTAATATCCATCTTACTGTTGGTTACAAAAAAATCGCTTTCTCTTTTCAGAGTAGAAGATACTTTTACCCCAACCACCTTGCCGTCATTATTTTGTTGTGTCATAGTTTTTTATTATCAATCGAGGCTTGGGATTTATATTTGGTCGATTGATTTACCAATACAAACCCCAAGCTGGAATAAATGCTAGTATTGTTTTGTCTTCATCAAAATACCTCCTGCATCACGGTTCTCAATAACTCCGTACACAATGTCGGCAGTTACTAGAGTTCCAAGTAATTCAGGCACGTAGTTCGATTGTAGACGAACGCCATTTGCACCAACCATACCTCCTGCACTATTCACTCCTAATGGAGATGTAGCCCAGTGTAATGCATCCTTGTTAGCAAGGGCATTATACTTAGAACCTAGAACAGTGGTAATGTTGTTTGAACCATACACAGTATAGCCATACAACTTACCCATAGCACCCTTTTCGATAGGGTTAGTTGCACCATTTGTGTTAATCGCAAGAGTGAACTTGTCGATACCCATCAAAGAGTTCCAAATAACCTTTTTATCGATGAAGAATGCACCATTCTCGGCATCGAAGTTTCCTGCTTCGTATAGACCGATAGCCTTACGAATATCAGAATCCACCATACCTGTTGAAGAGTTACCAGTTGTTTGCGAGAATCCAGAGAAGAGAGTTGCAAGAGCTACATCTAGTTTTGAAGCTATTGTATATCCTGCATTACTTGCAAGTTTGTTTTGCAAGTAGTAACTTCTCTTGAATTGAGCGGCTGGGTAGTCTTCAATCAAGAATGATACTTCATACCACTGGTCAACAGTAAGTGTTACCTTAGTTTCTGTTGCAGAAGTAAGCGTAACTACCGCACCTACTGTTTTTGCAGAGGCAGATAGTTCCGTAATGTTTGGAGTTTCAAGAGTTTTACCTCCATCACTCAATTCGTCCGAACGATTAACGAAGAAGTTGGCAAGAACCAAGTTCTTTCTCATTATATCGTTTACACGGTTGCCCCATACATCCGGTGCGAACACCGTATAATTTGCATAGGTTGCATCCGTTCCTAACCAAGTTACCATATAACTTTTTTCCTAGAACTGCTAGGGCAGGGTCTTATAGTCCCTGACTTTTTTTCCAAAGAGCCAAGTGTTCCTCATCACTCATTCCTGCTTTGAACTGTGTTTGTTCAGTCTCGGCATTTTGTGAGCCTTTAGATCCACCTAGTTTAGCTTTTTCTTTTTTGGCATCTTCTTTCAATTTGTTTTGAAAGTTGACCACCATATCGTCATTCATTGCTTCCGTAAGAGATATACCCATTCCTTTGGCAACTACTTTCGCTTTTGCAATCACTTCATCAGGGATTTGCTTAGCGATAAGCCTCAACTCCTCTTTTTCAAAATCATCAGAGTTGTTGTTAACTGCTTTGCGTTGTGAGCTTCCGTTTTTTTTCTCTTCCGCAAGGGCATCACGCTCTTTCTCTCAACCTCTGCCTGCTTTGCTCTTTCAAACAATCTCTTGTTTTGAGCCTTCAAAGCCTCGACATCTTCGGAGTCTTCCTCTTCTTCGAGGTCTTCCCCATCGTTGCCATTTTTGTTTTTTAACAGTTCTTCTTCTGTGGTTTTAGACTTTTCCTTGTCATCTTCTAATGAAGTTGTCATAGATTTTTTTCCAAGTTGAGAACTGCTTGGTCAGTAGTTTTATTATTGTGGAGTAAGCCTCCATTCAACAATTTAAGTATACAGAATAATTCGAAAAGTTGTCAACAAGTTATCAACGTGCTTCGTCTATCTCTACTTTCTTTGGTGCAGGGTTAAAGATTACATCTAGGTTTTCGATTGCCTCTTTTATAACATCAAATGCTTCTGGGAATGCTGATACATCCTCTCTAGCAAATAACTTTTCCATTGCCCTTTTTTCAAAGTAATCAATAAAGTATGCCAAGACAGCATCTCTTAATTCTGCATCCTGTTGAAAGCGTTTTAAGTTTAGATTATCCATTTGGGTTTGCTTCTAGTTTAGCTGGGTCGACCTTGATTGGAGACTTAGTTGCCTCTGGTATAGCCATTTGTTGTTTTGCTGATTCTTGGATAGAAGCAAGCAAAGATACTGGCGAAATTCCTGCACCTGAAAGTTCTATAATGCGAGTTGTAAGTTGCATTAAGAATGGGTCTTTTGTTGCGTTTGGATTTGCCGTAAGTAGAGTGATGATATTGTTAAGAGTTTCCAAAGTCGCCGCTTTATTGCGTTGCTCTCCTGTAATGTTTACAGTTACTTTTGGCTTCAAGTCTTTGTATTGGTCTTTAAGGATTTGGATGAAGCGAGTAGATTGAGTCTTCTTTATCATCGACAAATTCTCTTGTGTCCATGCTTGTTGCATTTCTGGTGTAACTTCTTCTCCATTCAAAATCTTCTCAATGATTTTTTTATTAGACTCGTGAATTGCAAAGTTTTTGTCCATCCATTGCAACTCTTCCACAGAGAAATCGTGAGCCAAAATGTGTTCCTTGTTTAGTTGAGCTGATAGGAATGGTAGCACCCAGTCGTTGATGATTTCAGCATAGAAAATACCAAGACTTTCTTGTGTATCGTTGAACACTGACCCAGATTGATTTACCGCAAGTGCTTGTCCTCTGTATGGAATATCACTTTGTTGTTCCCCACGTTGTGAGTCGAAAGCTGATGTTGCTCTTTGGAATTGCAAATACCATTGATTGATAAGAGTTGAATATTGTCCTAGTCCTCCACTTGGCATTAGTTGCAAAGCCTCGATAGGTTTATTTTCATCGTGTTCTAGGATTTGTCCATCTTCCACTTCATTCAATAGGTTTCTACCTTTGAGTTTCTTAGAAGCAGTTTGACCAATGACTTTTGATGTATATTCCATTGCACGAGATTGCTTCAAGACTGCATTGTTAGTTTGCACTTGTGCTTCTTCCCCCTCTTCCAATACTCCAACACCCCAAGACCGACCTGCTTTCTTTTTACGAGCCTTGTGCTTATATACTTTGTCGGTGTTGTTTTCTGCATACATCAAAGTCAAAGCCCCACTCCATTTACCATCAGAATTTAGGTTTGAATCTACTCCCCCAGAAAAATAATAAAGCTGATGGGTGAATGTAGTCTCATCATCGTCTGTGATTTCTTCTTTTTCATCGGCTTCTCCTGCTAATTCGTTTTTAGCTTCTTTGTAATATGATACTGGGAAGTCTCCGTGAATTTCATAAACTTGGATTTGTTTACCTCCTCCTGCTTTCATCGCCTTTTGAGCTTCATCTTTTACATTTGACCACTCTGTTTGTTTCAAGAGTTTAGATGGAGACATGTAGTGCAACTCAACTATTGGACTATTCTCTTTGTCGGTTTGAGATGATACAACATTCTTCCATTCTGGCACATCAATCTTCAAATGCTTCTTACCTTTTTCATCAGTATAAATACATTTCTTTACAAGCAGTGAACCATAGCGAGTGTGAGTATCACGCATTTCGTTCAGTGTTTCTCCAAAGTTTGCATCTTTCATCCATTGGTATAAATCCTTTGAAAGAAGAAAAGACAACACATAGTTTTGTTGATTGTCTGCGGTTACTGTAATGTCTTTTGTGTCTATATCAACCGCCGCATTTTCAACATCACAAATACCATTTACGATATTCATAAATGGCTTCGGTCTTCCTTTCTCATCATTCTGTCCACCCAAGTAGCGAGAGTTAGAATAAAATTCAATCATTCTAATTTTATCTTTCTCCTTGAAATCTAAACCATTCAAAATTTGTATTGGTTGCTGATAGTTTTCAATATTTAGTATTAGTTCGCTTGATATTTTACTCATATGTATTGTGGGTTGCATCTTCTTTTAGCATCTCGCCTCTCACTCCTTTCCATGACCTCAACTTTGTCCATGTCCGTTGGGGTATAAGTATCAGTGTAAGTATTTCTTAGTCGCTGATATTCTTTTTTTTCATACCACTTCGGCTTCTTTTTGGGGTCTTTCTCTTTGAGGTTTCTAAGTTGCTCGTTCATAAGGAAAGTATATGTAATTATTTAGTGTGGTGCAAGTTAGTGAGTGCTGACATTACTTCTTTGTCTTGATTCAGCTCTATCCCTGTATTCATCATCCAAATCTTCATCTGGTTCGAGGATATTTACAATGTATCTGATAGCATCCATTGCGTGGTCTTTTTGCTTAGGCTTTGGAATGTTATGTATTACACCGTCTTTATCAATAAACCAAGCGTAATTTTCATATTCAGCCTTGATGTTTTTCGACCTCTTTGTATACGAAATCTTTTGCGATTGTACTTTTCCAATTCCATACTTTACAGAGTCCTTACCTTTGACTACTGGCACAAATACAAGTGAACTGTCTTCATCTTTTATTTCATCAATACTCTTTGGCTCGGCACTATCTGCACCTACTGGCACATTTTCAGGTCGATTAGAAAGCACGGTTGCAATCGCTTTATTTTTCATTCCTGTTGAGTAAGCTATTTCATCAAATATCAAACCTCCATTGTATCTGTATGTATTTACGATTGCAGTTGGGTCGACTGTATAACCAAAATCTAAACCAGTTCCTATCAATACTGCTTCGTGTGGGATGGTCTCTATTTCTTGCCAATTATTATAAATCTTTCCTACTACTGTTTCTGGCACGAAGCCTTTAATCATATTGTAGTAGTGAGTCGGTTTTGTGTTTTTATAGTTCTCGTAGTTGTTGATGGATGCCTGTGCAATGTTGGCAATGTTGTCTTTGTAGGATGACCAAATGAAGAGAGCATCTGTTATCTCTGGCTTTAATACTGGTTTGTAAAAGCCCTCCACTTCTTCTATTTCTTCTAGGTTAAAAAATCTTTTTATTATCCAATGAGTCTTTGCAGGTGGGTTCAATAGGAAAATAATTAAGATGTCTCCTTTCATTGTACGAAGTGAGTCATCGAGTTGTGTAAAATCCTCTTCACTGATTTCTTCGGCTTCTTCGATGATAACAGTGTTGTAACTTGCCAATGATTTTAGCTTAGCTTTTTGGTCTCCTGATGATTTCTTAAAACCTACTGCATTTATAGAATTTCTGCCATATTCAATATCCATAAATCCCTCGTTGATTTTCAAACTTCCCAGTTGTCCGCTTTCTTCTGCACGGTCTAGGATTTCTTGGAAGATGGAGTTACGAATATCCCCTAGAATATAACGCATGATTGCACAACGAAAGTAGCCATCTGATGTGAGTTTTGAAAGTGCATATTGCGATGCCACAGTTGAGCGACCACCTCCACGACCACCCATTAGGAATGCGTAACGAATACCTTTAGTGCTTTGGAAAAGTGGTGCATAAACTTTGTTTACTGTTTGTTGCATAACTATTCTTTCTCATCTTCTTTTTCTTCCACCGAAGCCTCTGAAAAGTCTTTGAAGATAATCACATTACCCTTTATTTCTTTACCTCCTGACATCAAATCAGATTTATTTATAATTCTTTGCTTCAATTTGTTGTATTCCTTTATTGCACCAAGTTTACTGGAGAAATCTGCATGTTGGTGTATCAACATAGACATTTGCTTGTCGACTGCTACATCATTCAAGCCTGTTTCTGCTAGTATAGCGTTGATTCTAGTGTAAATCTTAACATTTCTTAACAGTCTGCTTGCAGAAGCACTAGCTATGTCATACCAATTTTCTTTCTCTCTTGGGGGGTTATAGGCTTCAATATATGACCTTGTACCATTACCAAAAAATTCTCTATCGGTTGCATAGAGTTTACAGAATAGTTCTTGTTTTTCATTTAGTTCATCACTTATTTCGTGCAGGGCATCAAACTCTGCTTGCTTTCGCTTTATTTCTTCTGCAAGTCTTGCTTTTTCTGCTTCTTTCTGGGCTTTTTTCTCCGCAGGGGTAAGTTCAATAACCTTATGCTTTTCACATATTTTATCTACTGTGCAGTCAGGGCATTTTTCATCAAAATTTATTTGTTGTTCATCAATCGTCATACTTTTAGTATATATATTTACCTACCTTTAGGCAAACAGCTTACGTAGCTCTTCTGGTGTGGCGAGATTTCCATACATCTTTCCTGATAGATGAGGGATGATTTGCTCTAGCCTCTTTCTCCAATCGCTAGGTCTCATTATTTCCTTTTCCTTGCGGTAGGCTTCTAACTCATATTCCAATCGCTTGGCTGGGTCGTTGAGATAGTTAAAAAACCAAACATCCATGCCATCACGCTCTTGCTGTTCCATGTGTACTAATTCATGGGCTTTGAGAACGTAAGGGAAATGTTTGTCTGGTAGTTTTGTATAAATTGTAGGTCGCATTACAAAAGCGGTGTGTTCTAAATCAATTTCAAATTTCTTAATGAAGTCCATGAGGTATGGAAAGTCGTTAAGATTTCGATTTATTTTTATGTCTGCTACTTTCATAAATGTTTATTTCTAAAGTTATATCTGTTGCGTGTTTAAGTCTTACCTCTTCCCATTGGCAGAACTTTTGCCATGTTTTGATTTGCAAAAACTTACCACAACAGATTTGGGCTTTGCAATTACAAAGTAGTATGGGTTTAGTTTCTTTAGCCATGTCA